GTTGCTTGTGTGTACGCGGAGTTAGAGCCAGTCGCGGCAACCAGCACAACAGTAGGAACATATGGAGTAAATGCAGTAGCAGGATCAACAAAGAGCGTCTTAACTGCACCAACTGTCGTGGAGCTAAAGACAGTCCAGTACAGACCTGCCGATCCGCCTACGACAGCATTTGCTGGCAGCCGCACCCATGCGCCGCTGCTGTATGTAGTTGGCAGGGCTGTTCCAACCGTAATCGTGCCATCCGTTGCCACCGTGCCATTCGGCGCGAGGATGACCGGAACGGCAGACTGAGCCAGAAGTTTTATCTGGGCTGTAGTAGAAGATGCACGTAACATCAGTTAAGCTCCTTCACCTACAGTCACATATAAAGTAGAACCAGTAGCACTTGCAATGCAGGCTACATGTGTCACCTCATTCTGTAACAGGAATGTTTCAACCGTATTTGAAAGTACTGGGAATCCATCAGCCAGTGTAGCGGTTGTAGTTGAGATTCCAAACTTCAAGAAAATAGTCTGTGTTCCAGTATTGACAACTCGTACAGAACGAACACCAATTGGAGTAGAATTAATTGCTAGTACTTGACTAGAGGCAGTTACAGCAATATTCACTGTATCAGCTTGAACATGGTAAGGGCGAATATACATAGTGATCCTTAAAAGGGAGCACCCCGAAGGGTGCCCTTGTTATCGAACGTAAGTTACTAGCACTGTGTATGGACCACCCACAGTAGAAGCAGTACCAGTCTCAGCATACTTAGCCCAGATACTCAGATCAGTACCCAAAGGAGTGTTCTCCAGATTGGGAAGATTGGCAGCACTAAAGGTAGTGGTAGGACGAATAATACCACCAGCAGTCTTCACATCTTGTGCATTGATGTACTCAGTTGCAGTAACAGAACTACCGATACTAATGGTTGCAGTTGTGGCTGCATCACTGGCTACACCGATAATATTAATATCGAGAATAGAAGCATCAGCAGCAAGAACACATTTAACAGTTGCAGTGGTATCCGTGCGTAGCAGTCGAAAGGCTTTTACTTGTACATCTTTACCTGTTGGAGAAGTGGCCGTTGGGCCATAGCTCGCAATAGGAGTCAAACTAATGGCTTTAATGCCCATTATGATTTCCTTAAATAAAAATAAAGGGACTATAAGTTTAGATTCTTATAGCCCCCTTTTGGGTTACTTACTTATTACGCCCCAAGATAACTTAAGGCGTTTTGTAGGCTCTCTTTGTTGTCTTTAAATAGCCTAAGCACCTGCACTACCATACAGGCCACGAGGATCAGTCCAACCCCACGATGCACGGAAGGTAGCTTTGAACTTGGCATTCTCAGTATCAAAGTCATTGTCCATATCGAAGGCATCAGCACGACGCTCAAAGTACTTCATACCATGTGGTACGTTAGTACGGATGAACCATGCATCAGTATCAGTCAGGTAATGATTGACGATAACATCTTTGAAGAGGCCCATAGAATTCAGAGCATTCACATCGTTGTTATCAGTACCAACACGACCTTGGGACTTCAGGATACGATTAGCTTCAAAGGCCAACTGCCAAGGAATAACCAGAGACTGAGGACGTACTGCAATCTTCAGACCACGATCATTGGTAAAGCCTGCAATATCAATCACAGCCTGCTCCAGAGATGCTTCCGACAAGTCAGATGCAGTACCAATCAGGTTAGACCAAGTACCACCAGCGATGTTTGGATGAGAAGCCGACAACAGGGCAACACCATCACCACCAACGTAGGACGAGCTAAATGCACGGTTGTACACGTTAGCACCCAAGACTTCTTTAGTTTGACGCATCGAGAAAGCCAGCCCTTGAGCTTTAGCTTGACCCACTACATCATACTGATCATCTTCCATAATTTCACGGGTGATGATGAAGCCCAAAGCAAACACGCCATGCGTATAGCGGGTCGTGAAGCCTTGACGTTCAGAGTCATATTGAATCGGAGAACCTTCCGACTTGCTGATAGCAAGACCGAAAGACGACTGACCAACATCCTCTTCGAACTGTTTGGTAGATGTATTCTTGTCGAAGAGCTTTGTAAACTCTACGTCATACTCATCATACGCCTTACCGTACCATGCATTAACACCAGGCCAAAGTGCCTTGGCAAATGAACCACTATTGATAATAGCCATATATTATACCCCTGCCGTGCCGGTAGACGAACCGAACTGATCGTTGTTGATTTTAACAATTACTTTGGAGTTAGCCGCAGTATTGTCATTGTCTGGTCGCTGTGTGAAGCCCATGATTTTAAGTGCAAGAGCAGCAGTAGTGAGTTTAGTACCCACATCCAATGTGACACCAGAAGCACCCGTGGTTGTAGAACCAGCAGCAACAGCAATATCAGCATTCAGACCAACATCAGCAACAGCCAAAGTACCATTAGAAGTTTGCACTTCATAGAGTACGTTGGGATCATCACACACCAGTACGTAGCGACCTGTAGAGGCAGTACGATATTGGGGAGTATTCAGATTAGTAGGACTAACTACAAAACCTTGAATAACACCAAGAATCGCATCACCAGCAGCAGCTTGAATAACAGACTGGATACCAAGAGCAGTACCACCAGCGGCAACAGTGTCGCCAGTAGTGTCAGCTTTAACCGGATCACCCACAAAGGTGGCCGTACCATTACCTGAAGGGATAAAGTAAATATTTACTGCCCCATTATAAGCTGCACCATTAAGGTATTTAATCGGGTGCAACCCGTTTACTCGGCTAGTATTAGCCATAGTTTACATCTCCATTAAGATAAAGCCCTTAATGGTCGTTTAGGTAATTTTAATCTCACCGTAGTCGGAACCTTTAATGGCTGTTTGTTTAGTAGCAGCTTCAGTTTCAGCGACGTTGCGTATCTTAGCATCTTGATCTTCGTTGTACCACTCACGCTTGATCCGAACTACCATACCCTTCATCCCTCCACCCACTGATACTTGTGCAACAGAACCTTCCGCAGAAGCTTTGTTTACACGTTTGTCACCAACACGAACATCAGATGCTTTGACAATCTCATAACCGGCATCCAAGAATTGCTGTACACGGTCTCCCGTATCATTTAAAATGCGATACTCATAGGCTGGGTCTTTGCCAGCTACGGTTAACACATTTCGCACTCCCACAGGGGTACGACGCACACGCCCACTTGGACTCGATACTATAGCTTCTTTATTCGTTGCCATTAGGAATTATCCTTAAGTTCTTTGTAATAGTCTTGCTCAGATTTGAAGATGCCTTGACGAACGAATCGTTGGGCAATCTCCCGTTCAAGTGAAGTAGGTTGATATCCACGGGCAGATGAACTGCCTTTAGATGTACCTTCTACAGCACCCGGTTTATCTCGATTTGGATTAGAAAATCGTTGTGGAAATTCAACTTTAACTTGTTTCTCCACTTCTTTCAGTACCTCGGCAGGCCGTAGTCCTTTAGCAGCCAACTCAGTTCCTAGAGCATCAGCAAATGCTTTCATGGGAGCGTTGTTAGTATACCAAGGATTACGGTTAGTCCAAGCTTGGAACTCAGGATGAGTCTCAGTTGCTTGAGCTTGTGCCTGCTTTGTTTGCTCAACAGTCAGAGTTCGTTGTTGGTCTTTAACTAGATCAATCTTCTCGTCAATGGCGATAATCTTGTCTGCGTCACCTTCAATAAATGCATCTTTCTTCTGTGCCTTTAAGTCCTCCAAAGCTCGTTTATACTCAGTCTCACGTACTTTTGTATGGTGCTGCGCTAGTTGCGCAAGTGCTTTTTTGACCTCCTTGAGTTCCCGTGTTTGGGTATCAATCTTCTGGAACAGTGGGCCACGACGAACGAATTCGTCAGCATCTACCCACTTATTAGCATCTCCATGATACTCTTCTTTAGGAACCCAACCAGACTCACGAGCTTCCGCTTCCGTAGAATGAGCTGCGCTATTGTCTGACTCCGTGGTTGAAACATTTAGGGTTACTGCTTGATTTTCATCGGCCATCTCAGGTCAAGTCCTTATTTGGTTTTGGAGTAATTCTACAACAAACGTCCTCGTCATTAATGATAAGGATTTCTTCGTCTGTTTCAGGGTCTGTAACCCATTTACCAGCATGTCGAGCATAGGCAATGTAATCACCAGGCTGACACCAAGGTTCTGTATGGAAGTCGGCAAAAGCCGATTGCCCAATTTCAAGAACAGTACCACGATCAATGGACAGTTCTCTTGCTCGTGCAGCGTCGTCTTTAGGGATAATGATTCCCAGACTTGAAGCACTCTTGTACTGCTTATCATCTTCCAGTTTATCTGGTCGAATAGAGAGACGATGCCCCAGTGGGTTAATTGCCATTGGTGTCCTCATATTCAATGTTAAGTAGATCATTTAGGGCAGTTAGATAACCAACATTGAAACGATCTGCATGAGAATCTATCCCTGCGACGTGTGTTAGTTGCTCTTGTAACTCCACTTTACGGGCCTTCAATTGCTCGAACACTACTCGTGTTACTTCGCTTTTGCGCCAGTCAACAAATTCTGATTTGCTAATGATTTGGAATTCTCCAGTTGTGTCTTATGTGCTTGTTCAGCGTGTTGCTGTTTCTGCACATGTTGTTGTTGGGTATGTACAACTTTTTGTACATGTTGTTGCTGATTGTGAATCAAACTCTGGCTTTGCTTCTGTGCATCTTGTGCAAAGCGAGCCTGCACTTTAGCTTTATCAGCACCAGCAGATATTTCTAACTTCCGTTGTTGGAAATAAGCATCCGTCTGTTGTTGCTGAACTCGCATCTGTTGCTGGAACTGCTTGTCATGAGAAGCTAATTGTTGATCAAAGGCAGCCTTAGACTGTTCAAGTCCAAACTTCTGTTGATCAGCCTGTTGTTGAGCTTGTAGCTGCAACATCTTAGGATCAGGTTGTTTAGAGGGCTGTCCAGTCTGTTGTGTTTCCTGATGGATAAGCTCTTGCCAGTTAGGTTGCTCTTGAGCCTCTAGGACACGTTGAACAACTTTAAGTGGATCAAGTACACCCATTGGAAGCATCTCAACCAAACCTTGAGCCTTCAAGAGACGTTCTGTTTGTGAGATAGCACTAGGATCAGCACCAGGGCATACATCGTAGCCTTGAGTCTTGAAGTCACCAGGATCAACTGTAGTATCCATGATTTCAGAGTAAGTCTGAGGATCAAGATACACTTCATTGAGACGGTACAGTTTCTTATACTCACTAGCTAATGAACGGTATGTCCGTTTATAGACAGCAGTAAAGACCTTCATGCCCTGCTCGATTGTTGCCATCGTTGTAGTAGCTGGGGTATTTTGACCCGGCATCTTACTCACAAAGATTTCAGCAACTGAAGCCAACTCCTTACCACTGGTGATCAAGGAACCCATCAGTTTAAAGAGGGTGTCACTTGGGTCTTTGGTTGGTAATGGAAGAATCTGCTTCTTGATATCGTCAGCAGTAGCATTTACGGACTTCCACTCACCGGGCTGGAATCGACCTTCGCCCATCTTAATTCTAAGCCCCTTACCAATGAAACCAGACTGAAGGTTGCTAAGACTACCAGCATCGACCAACTGATTGATAAGAGTGTTAACAGAATCATTGATAGGACCAAGCAAGACACCAAACCCAATATCATAGAACGAACCGTTTGGATTAGGAATAAACCCGAACTTCGTGTAGTATTGAATAGGTTCAATACGAACGACTTTACCTTTATCATCTGTGATTAGCCCCAGTTCATCAAACCTAGCCATGATACGGAGTACCTTGTGGGACTCTTTATGGAAGGTAACAATGTAAGGCTCTTCATAACCATCATCATCCAAGTCAAGGAATGTATGCTGTTAAATTAAGGTATAAGGAGTTGTTCGGTCATAAGCAGGGGTTGGTCCTTTATGATCAGGAGAAGGAGCATTGCCCAAATCCACATCAAGGAATACACCAGCCAGTTGACGTTCTTTAAGAATACGGGGAGACATTTCGATAATCTCAGAAATGCGCTCACA